TGAATACTCTTGATGCTTGTTTTGTTGCTAACATCCATGATGAATGGCAACTACAAGTAAAGGAATCTCAAGCAGATGCTGTAGGTAGAATGGGCGTTGAGAGTATTGAAAAGGTGACAGAGCAATTTAATATGCGATGTAATTTAACAGGCGAATATAAAATAGGAGGTAATTGGAGTGAAACCCACTAAAGAAGATAGAAAAAAGTTTGACATAGATTTAGAGTATGGTCAAATAAGAGAAGATAAAATAGCAGAAATGTTTACAGATAAAAAGATAGAAGTAAAATCTGAACGAGGTATGTGGATGAAGACAGGAAACATATGTATTGAATATGAATCATATGGTAAACCATCTGGTATTATTACAACTGAAGCAGACTTTTGGTTTCATAATCTTTGTATTGATGATGACATATTCTGCACCTTTATATTTGATGTGCCAAAACTAAAACAACTTATAGATAAATTAGATTTTAAGAAGTCTGTAAGTGGTGGCGACCATAAAGCAAGTAGAATGTGGTTAGTAAATATTAAAAAATTATTTTCATCTGATGTATTTAAAACATTTAAGGACTTAAAAGATGACTAAAGGTATTGACAAAACTGAATTAGATAAGTATAATAAGTTTACATCCGAGTCTGGACATTGGTATTCTCTTGAGGGAGAACCTATGTACACTATCATAGGTGCTAATGGTAAAGAAAGAAACACTACATTAAGAGATGCTAAAAGTTTAGGACTTGTTCCTTCTGTCACTACTATTCTTGGTATGGTTGCAAAACCTGCACTAGAGAATTGGAAGATAACTCAAGCTATTAAATCTGCAGCAACACTAGACATAGGAGATGAAGAGTCTATGGATTCTTTTGTGTATAGATGTAAGTCTGATGCAAAACAGATAGGTTCTAAAGCTGCGACAGAGGGAACTAAAATCCATGCTATGATTGAAAAAGGTTTTCTTGGTAGAGGTAAATCTAAAACTTATAAGATTATACAGGCATGGTTAGATGAAAATTTCCCTAATGAAGAATGGATAGCAGAAGATTCTTTCTGTGCTAATCAAGGATATGGTGGTAAGATAGACTTGTATTCCAAGTCAGGAATATTTGTGGACTTTAAAACTAAAGATAACCTTGAGGGTAAAGAACCTAGTAAGTTAGTATATGATGAACATGGTATGCAACTATCTGCTTATGCTCAAGGTTGTAATATAACTGACCCTGAAAGAGTATCTATCTTTGTTGATAGAGCAGATACAAGTATAGTTCTTTGTCATATATGGGATAAAGAATCACATGAGAAACATAAAGAAATGTTTAATAGTATATTAAAGTATTGGCAACTGGTAAAAAATTATGAATGGCAAGAAGTCTAAAAGATTAAGAAGACAATCAGAAACTTTATTAATTGAATGGTTAAGAACTATGATACCAGAGGGAGAAGATACTTCTAAAATTAATAAGAAAAATTTACATGAATTTTTACCAGAACAAACTCATATTTTTGCTAACAATAAATTTATGTTAAGTGCTTATAGTTTAAGATGGTTTTATAAATTAATAAAAAGAAATCCTAATTTAAAAATAAAGGATTTGAATGCCTAAAAGAATACCAAGAAAACCTAGACCTAAAAAGGTTAATGTTCCTAAAGGTTATGATAGTAAATGGGAATATGATATACATCAATCTATTTTAAAAAAGTGGAAACATCACAATGAACAAATAGATTATGTTGTTGAACATAAATATGAACCAGACTTTATAAAAGTTATTAATGGACAAACAATATTACTAGAAGCTAAAGGTAGGTTTTGGGATTACGCTGAATACAGTAAATATATTTGGATAAGAGAAGCTTTAACAGAACAGGTAGGAGAATTTGAATTAGTATTTTTATTTCAAAAGCCTTATGCTCCTATGCCACAAGCTAAAAAAAGAAAGGATGGAACTAAAAGAACTCATGCTGAATGGGCAGAAACAAATAATTTTAAATGGTATAGTGAAGAAACATTACCGGAGAAATGGAAATAATGAAAAAAAGAATTAATTATAAATTTAAAGAAAAAGAAATTTTAGAAATAATAAAAACATATATTGATACAACTTATACTCAACATTATGGTAAAGGTAAGTATCAAGCTACTGACATGATAATAGATGCAGGACATGGAGAAAGTTTTTGTATTGGTAATATTATGAAATATGCTATGAGGTGTGGTAAAAAAGAAAACAATTCTACTCAAGCAGAGTTGTATAAAATAATACACTATGCAATCATAGCTTTATATTTGGAGATTTGGCATGATGATTGAAGATAAGATAGGACCTAAAGATTATTTAGGTATAACAATAGACTATAATAAAGAAAAAAACTTTGATAAGTTTAGTTTAGATACATTAAAGGATAGATATTTTTGGGAAGGAGAAACTCACGCACAAGAAGCTTTTGCTAGAGCAGCAGTTTATGGTGCTACATTTAAAGGAGAAACAGATTATGAATTGGCTCAAAGACTTTATAACTACAGTTCCGATTGTTGGTTTATGTTTAGTACTCCTATACTTTCTAACGGGGGAACTACTCGTGGGCTACCTATCAGTTGTTTCCTTAATTATGTACCTGATAGTAGGTCTGGTTTATCTGCTCACTATGATGAGAACATATGGTTGGCGAGTTCGGGTGGAGGCATCGGTGGATATTGGGGAGATGTTCGTAGTAATGGTATACCTACTACTCATGGCTCTCGTTCTACTGGTTCAATTCCATTCATGCATGTAGTAGATTCTCAAATGTTAGCCTTTAATCAAGGCACTACAAGAAGAGGAAGTTATGCTGCATATTTAGATGTAAGTCATCCAGAGATTGAAGAGTTTATTAATATGCGTAAGGAATCTGGTGGAGATATAAATAGAAAGTGTTTAAATCTACACAATGGTATTAATATAACTAATGCATTTTTAGATGCAGTAAGAGAGGATGAAGATTGGAGATTGATTGACCCTAAAACTAATGAAGCTGTAAAGGTTATTAATGCTAGAGATTTATGGTGGCAAATTATCCATGCAAGAGCAGAAACCGGAGAGCCTTACATGATAAACATAGATACTTGTAATGAAGCTTTACCAAAACAACAACAAGATTTAGGACTATCAATTAGACAAAGCAACTTATGTTCCGAAATAACTTTACCAACTAACGAAGAAAGAACTGCAGTATGTTGTTTGTCTTCAGTTAATTTAGAACACTTTGATAAGTGGTCAAAAGATTCACAATTCATAGATGATTTGATAACAATGCTTGATAATATAATAGAACATTATATTGAAAACGCAGTAGACACTACACAATTAGGAGGATATAGTGCAAACTTTAAAAGATTTACAAAATATATTAAGCAAGATAAAGAAGGGTATGCAAAATCAGCTTACTCGGCTTATAGAGAAAGGTCGTTGGGTCTGGGTGCAATGGGCTTCCATGCTTACCTTCAGTCTAGAGGCATTCCTTTTGAGGGAGTATTCGCTACAGGATTCAATTATAAAGCCTTTAAACACATTAAGACTAAAGCTACAGAGGCTACTAAAAGACTTGCTGAAATACGGGGGGAGTGTCCTGATTTACATGGTAATGACAGGCGTAATGCTAATCTTCTTGCTGTTGCTCCTAATGCTAGTAGTGGGATTATTTGTAGTGGTACTTCTCCCTCTATTGAGCCTTATCGTGCTAATGCATATACACACAAAACTTTGTCAGGTAGCTACCAAGTTAAAAACAAATTTCTTGAAAAGGTTTTAAAATCTAAAGGATTAAAAGGTAAAGAATTAGATAATCTATGGAAAGATATATCAGGTAATGATGGCTCTGTTCAACATTTAGATATACTTACAGATGAAGAAAAAGAAATATTTAAAACTGCTAATGAGATAAATCAAATATGGGTTATTGAACATGCTTATAAAAGACAAGAGTTTATTTGTCAAGCACAATCTGTAAATTTATTCTTTACTTTACCTAAAGCAACTGAAGACCAAACTATCCATGATGAATATATGCAGTATGTTAATGATGTTCATTGGTATGGTATGAATAAACTTAAATCACTCTACTATTTTAGGTCTAACGCAGCTAGAAATATAGAGAATGTAAACATTAAAGTTCCAAGAATCAAGTTAGATGATGTGGAATGTATAGCCTGTGAGGGATAATGAAAAAATATATACATGTTAATCAACATAAAATTAGAGCCAATAAAAAGAATGGAACTAATGAACCCGTTATAACTATAAAAGAAGGCAGAACTAATACTTACTGTCATGAAGTAAAAGTATTAGGAGAATGTATAATTAAATATGGTGGTAATGATAAGCCTATCTTACCATGTGGTGCAAGAGTTGTAATTGAAACTGTTGCTGATTATGAAATAATAAAACCAGATAATTATGTGGAGGCAAAATTATGATAAAACAAAAAATGTATAATGCTTTAAGATTAAAATATGAAGCAGAAAGAACAGAAGCAGAAACTAATTTAATAAATTATTTTAATAATAATGTAGGTGTTGCTGAACATCCTAATATTATTGAATCAATGGATTTATTAATTGATAAGTTAGCAACTGCAGAAGATAAATTAAGAACACTAAAGGAGTATTTTGATGAGCTTACTGGGTAATAGAGATTATTATAAACCATTTGAATATCCATGGATGTTTGATTACTATGTATTACAAAATCAAATGCATTGGATGCCAGAATCTGTGCCATTACATACAGATGTAAAAGATTGGCAAGAGTTATCAGATACAGAAAAGAATTTACTAACACAAATATTTAGATTGTTTACACAATCAGATGTAGATGTAGCTAGTGGATATATAGATAAGTATATGCCTATCTTTAAAAAGCCAGAGGCAAGAATGATGATGTCATCTTTTGCTAACATGGAATCTATTCATCAACATGCTTACAGCTTACTACTTGATACAGTAGGTATGCCAGAAATAGAATACAAAGCTTTTGCAGACTATGAAGAAATGGCAGATAAGCATGATTATGTTGGTAAGTTTAAACCAACTAAAGCTAATAAGAAAAACATAGCAAAAACTCTTGCTGTTTATTCTGCTTTTACTGAAGGCTTACAACTCTTCAGTAGCTTTGCAATCTTGTTAAACTTTCCTAGGTTTGGAAAAATGAAAGGCATGGGTCAGATAGTAACATATTCTATTCGTGATGAGTCTATGCATGTAGAAGCTATGACTAAACTCTTTAGAGAATTTATACAAGAAAACCTAGACATATGGACAGATGATTTCAAAAAAGAAATCTATCAAATATGTAGAGAAATGGTAATGCTTGAAGATAAGTTTTTAGATTTAGTATTTGAGATGGGAGATTTACAAGGACTAACTAAAAAAGATATGTATGCTTACAATAGATACATAGCAGACAGAAGACTACTACAACTTGGTCTTAAAACTAATTATGACCAAAGAGAAAATCCACTTGGTTGGATTGATGAAGTCATGGGTGTTGAACATCAAAACTTTTTTGAAGGTAGAGCAACAACATACATGAAAGCAGGATTAAGAGGAAGACAAGACAACATAACCTTTAGTGATTTAAATGAGCAGAACAACTAATAAAAAAGATACTGCTTGGTATGTTAAATGGGCAGCTAGTTTTACCATCATATGTGCAATGTCCTTAAGAGGAATTGAGGGTATGCAACTTATAGATTTAATCTTTTCTATATGTGGAGTAGCAGGTTGGTTATGGGTAGGAATGTTATGGAAAGATAGAGCATTAATTATTTTAAATGCTGTTGGTCTTTTTCTTTTAGTGAAAAATTTATTACTGGAATTTTTAATATGAAACAAGAAGCAACTTTATTAGGCTATAAAGTCTTATATAATAGAGCAGGAAAATTAATTACGGAACGAACATCTACTGATATTAAAGAATTAAAACCTTATCTTACAACT